TCAGACACTAACGTTCTATGTTGTAATCGATAGACCCTTTTATGGGTTTACTTCGACACAAACAGATCAGCTTATAACCGGATTTAAATCCTGGTTAGACTCAACTGCTATAGGGAGGTTATTCGGTCAAGAATCATAGGGCTAATACCTCTATGTTCTATTTCCGATAAATACACCTATGTCAAAAATGAAGAATATTCTTCACGTCTTGGATACTATTGCTACTATCTCAAAAGAAAGTAGCGACGTTGTGCATGAATTTGCGCCAGATATTCCGGCGCCTCTTCCTGTCACACCGAGTTCCAATTCTTGTCCTCTTATTCACTTAACTGGTCCTAATGGTGAAAACCTTCAGGAACTGTTAAGAAAGAATATAGAAGAGGCCGTTCAGGCTCTCTTCCGCGAGGTCAAAAGACAAGGCGAATTAGAAGAGGGTTCTTCCTGATTCTAATTCCCCCCTGAGTCGTAGGTATACAGATGGATTCTCACATTTTGTGGGGATCATAGGCAGACTACGTGGCTTGAAGTATGACCACCTTATATAAGGAGGCTGCTTGAAAAGCAACGTAAGTGACTACCTAGAGCTGGCAATGGCTGTCTATAAAGACGCCTGTGCCAAGTGTATCGCTGATGTCTCTGATTTTCGAGATTTGGTGACAATCAAATCTCGGGTTAAAGGGGAAGGATTATCGTTTTTGACGATTACGCTTCCTGCCTTCGCTCAAGATTTCGAAAGATCACTTGAGCTTGGGTACATTGACTCAACACTTTTCCGAAGTTTTCGGAAAAGAGGATCAATCCCTGCTTTTTTGCAAGGTATGATCAGTCGCATCTTTAACCTAGAGACGGGGAGGATTTACGATGACGAAGTTCATATTGCTACAAACGATGTCCCAACTATTGTTGAATCTGTACGGCAGATTTGCCTTACATTCAAAAAGGTTGAGTTGGCGTGCACGCCCGCAAGGACGGCCGCCGCGTTTGAGAACTTTATCACAACTGAGCGATCCTTTGAGATGTTCGCGCTGCCGAGAGAGGATGTCAATTCATTTGAATTGGTATCTTCTGTGTTGTGGGGTAACATGCTATGCGATTTACGCATTAGTGAGTTATCTCCTCGACACGGTCCCGGAGCTACCGCCGAACGTGTTTCTGGAAATCAGAAATTTCGTTGGCGGTATTGGCACGAAAGGATCGAGCCTTATTTCCCTATTATCGATTTCGGGTATACTATATCCGCTTTCGGTTCTAAGGAGCTCGATGATGTAACTTTCGTACCAGAGGCGTTGGAGCAACCCGTTAGGGTTACTCCAGTTCCTAAAACACTCAAAGGCCCACGAATCATAGCTATAGAGCCCTGTTGCATGCAATATGTGCAACAAGGGATTCGAAATGCATTATATCGCATTATCGAATCACACCCGCTAACGGCTGGTCACGTCAATTTTCGTGATCAAACTGTGAACCAGGAGCTTGCTATGAAGAGTTCTGAAGACAGGCAATTAGCAACGATTGACCTTAAGGACGCTAGTGATCGCGTTCCGCGTGATCTCGCGTTACTAATGTTTAGATCGAATCCTGATTTAATGGATGCGATCGACGCATGTCGTTCGACTCGCGCTGAATTACCCGATGGGAGAATTATTTCTCCATTGAGAAAATTCGCGTCGATGGGAAGCGCTCTCTGTTTTCCAGTAGAGTCTATGTACTTTTACACTATTTGTGTAATGACTCTACTTTCTGAACAGGACCTCTCCGTAAGTCACAGAAACGTTTTTAATGTTTCTCGTGATGTTCATGTGTATGGTGACGACATTGTCGTCCCCTCCACATATGCGAAGGCTGTTCTCGATAACCTACAAAAGTACAACTGTAAGGTTAACACATCTAAGACTTTCGTAAACGGAAGTTTTCGAGAGTCGTGTGGTGTGGATGCTTATAAGGGTCGGTTGGTAACTCCGACTTACCTACGTAAGCCTCCACCTGAGAACAGGCAGCAAGGTTCGGAAATTCTTTCTTGGATTGCTACAGCTAATCTCTTTTATAAAAGAGGCTACTGGGCATCTGCTGACACGTTATTTAAGCGTGTCGAGCGAGTCATAGGGCCTTTGCCTTATGTTCACGAAAGAAGTCCGGCACTTGGGCGCATCTCTTACTTGGGCTACCAGTCCATCTCACGATGGAATGATAAGCTTCATCGCTTTGAAATAAGGGCGATGGTTCCAAGCCCAGTTTATCGCACCGATAAATTGGAGGGATACGCAGCTCTCTATAAAAGCTTCCTAAAGCTAGAGGACTTGAAAAACCCTCTTGTTTCTAGGGATGTTCTTCATTTAGAGCACTCTGCACAGCACGGCGCTGTGTCACTAAAACGCCGTTGGGTGCCAGTCACCTAGACTGGTTGCGGGTCATCCCGCTGGGGTTTCCCTGTGTGTCCTTTTGGGGACATCACAGCAGTGCG